CTCAGGCAAGCTCTACGGCAAGTATCCGAAAGACATGCTCAAGTATCGGGCACGCTCTCGCAACCTGCTCGACAACTTTGCGAACGACGTGCAGGGCATGAACATGCTTGAGCATCACTTCCCTGAAGAGCTGAATCGCGTTGAGGACTATCGAGACGTGACTGCGCACTCTCACGAGAAGCAACTGATGGGCGCGAAAGCGCTGAACGAAGAGCTGGCTGGCGAAGACGGGGGTGACGATGTACAAGCAGAGGCATAGATCCGACGTCAGTTCGCCGTTCGCGCACGTCGTGTATCGACGACGCAAGTGCCTGATGTGCGACAAGATGTTCAATAGCGAGGGCTCTCAGAATCGCATCTGTCACTCGTGCAAGCATCAAGACGTCTTTCGCGGCATGCACAACACGGCGGCTCTCAATCAGAGCCGCGGGGCGGTGGGCGAATGAGACTTCTACTCGTAGACACAGAGACGACAGGACTACTCGAAGATCCGACAGCACGGGTCACCGAAGTCGGCTACATCGTGTACGACAGCGAGCACGGCTTGATTCGAGCGAAGTCCGTGCTCGTGAACCCGCTGAAGCCGAGCGAAGAGCTGACGCCCGAGATCATCGAGATCACGGGCATCACGACCGAGATGCTGCGCGAGTTCGGATACTCGCCCCGCGAAGTCTTCGTGAAGCTGGCAGACAAGCTGAACAGTTGCCATGCGATCGTCGCCGCGAACTGCGGCTTCGATCGCGGCATGATCGAGCGCGAAGTGAAGCTGCTTCCGGACATACTGCTTCAGCAGCGCGTCTGGATCGACTTTCTCGATCTTCCGTTCGACAAGCGCGTCAAGGGGCGTAGCACGCACCACATCGCCGCCGATCACGGGATCATCAATCACTTCGCGCATCGCGCCTTGGGCGACTGCTTTGCGATGTGCGCGGTGATCGAGAACTACAAGGGCCGATGGGACTGGCGAGAGATCATCAATCTCGCGTGCGAGCCTCGCGTCACGCTCGAGGCGGCAGTGACGTACGCGCAGAAAGACAAAGCGCGAGCGGCTGGCTTCAAGTGGGACGGCGTTGCGCGGCGCTGGCTCAAGACGCTGCCGATGTCGAAAGCGGATCAGTTCAGGCTATCTTGCGACTTCACAGTGAAGACTTTCGAAGCTAAGGTCTAAGTCAATCCCAGAAGAACTTTTAAGGGCCCCGATTCTGAATGAGCAGATCGGGGCTCTTTTATTTTTGAGAAAGTTCTTGTCAGTGGAATCAGAACTGACAAGAATGTAGACACAGACGCATCTGGGGGGATCACTGTGAAGCTCGAAGAGACGCTCAAGATTGAGCGCGAGATAGTCAACGACATCAGCGCACTCATGGTCGGCACTCTCGGGAAGTACGACGATCAGAACATCTCTCGAGCCGCCATCTCCGCGATCTTCAACTCAGCTCTGCTCAAGTACTGCATCTCGCATCACATCAACATCTTCATCAGCCACACGCCGTTCGACGTGATCAAGCCCGAGTTCATGAGCGCGACCGACAAGCTGCTCGATGATTCGTACAAGACATTCTTGGAGTTGAACGCTCAATGATCAGGGCACTCGTGACTGGCGCAGCAGGCTTCATAGGCTCGCATCTGTGCGAGCTTCTCATTCGACACGACTACAATGTGGTCGGAATCGACAACTTCTCGAACGGGACGGCATCGAATCACAACGCGATCGTCGCCGCTGATCTTGAGAAGAACCCGAAAGACCCGCGCTTCGCATTCAAAGAGATCGACGTCACGCACAGCGACTCGCTCGATTCGATCTTCAAGTGGCACGCGCCCGAAGTCGTCTTTCATCAAGCTGCGCTCGGATCCATCCCGCGCTCGCTTGAGAACCCGTACTGGACGATGCAGAACAACGTCTTCGGCTTTCACAACATTCTTGAGATGTGTCGAAAGCACAAGGTGCGGCGGCTCGTCTACGCGTCGTCGAGCAGCGTGTACGGCGGGAACCCGCGGCTCATCAAGTACGAAGACGAAGTCGCTGACGCGCTCAATCCGTACGCACTCTCGAAGCAGATCAACGAGTCGCAGGCGAAGACTTGGGCCCGCGCATACGGCGTTGAGAGCGTCGGGCTTCGCTACTTCAACGTCTTCGGTGAGCGGCAGAATCGTCACAGTCAGTACGCGGCCGTGATCGCAAAGTGGCTCGGTTGCATTCAGTCAGGCGAACAGATCACCGTCTATGGATCCGGCGAGCAGATGCGCGACTTCACGCATGTAGACAACGTCACGTACGCGAACGTGCTCGCTTCAATGGTCCCGATCGATTCTGTCAACAACGCGTACAACGTCGGGGCCGGCCGCGCGATCACGCTGAAGCATGTTCTCAAAGAGATCTGCACTCACGCAAAGCGACTCGGGTACGACATTCCAGAGATCAAACACGAAGCAGCTCGCCCGAACGACGTGCAGGGCACTTGCGCGGATCTCTCTCGCGCGAAGAAGTGGCTCGGCTACGAGCCGCAAGTAGACTTCACGACAGGCATTCAACGCACATGCGATTCAGTTCTAAGGAGGCAACATGGCTAGAATCGGAATCATAGGCAACGGCGTCGTCGGCGGCGCTCTCAGACGATGGCTCATCAGACACACGAAGAACGATGTGTTCGTGTACGATCCGCCACAAGGACACGACGGCGAGATTCCGAACGTCGATGTCGCGTTCATCTCGGTGCCAGTGCCGACGAAGTCGTTCAAGCTCGACTTCACGATCTTGCATCAAGCGATCAACGCTGTGAAAGACAAAGCAGATCTGATCTGCATCCGCAGCTCTGTGCTTCCGGGTACCGTCGATGCGCTTGCCGAGCAGTACAATCGGCAGATCATCGCCATGCCCGAGTTCTTGACCGAGCGCAAGCGCGACGAAGACGTCGCTCGTCAGGACGTGATCGCAGGTGTTCCCGAGAAGTACGACGATCCGATCGAGCGAGACTACTTGCATCGCGTTCTCGATCGCGTGTTCGAAGGCAAGAAGAAGATCATGATCTCGACAGCGAAGAACTGCGAGATGACAAAGTACACGCACAACGTCTTTGGAGCTCTCAAAGTCACGTACTTCAACGGCATCTATCGCCAGTGTCAGAAACACGGAATCGACTTCGAAGAAGTCAGAGAGATGATGCAGGTCTCGGGCATGATCGTGCCGCAGCACTCGCGCGTTCCCGGTCCTGACGGCAAGCTCGGCTACGGTGGCCACTGCTTCCCGAAGGACGCGGCCGCGTTTCTCGGCTTTCTCGGTAGCGACTGCGAGCACATGCTCATCAAGGACATGATCTGCTTGAACCGCTTCTATCGCGGCGACAAAGATCTTCCAGTCGAGCTGCTCATCGACGATTCGCCGAAGCAAGCGGTGGATCTTCAAGACATTCAGAAGCGCGATTCAATTTAGTCCACAACAACTCTCAATAGGGGGATCACACATGGCAAAGAAGAAGACGCCCAAAGGCGAACTGATGCAGAAAGTTCTCGTGCTGACGATGTCAGACGAAGAGAAGGCGAAGAAAGCGGATCTGCTCGCTGAGCTTCAGCTCGAGAAAGTCTCTGTCGAAGACGAGAAGAAAGCCGCGACTTCGAAGTATGCAGCTCGCATCAAAGAGATCGTCAAGTCGATCAACAGGCTCTCGCGTGAAGTGAAAGACGGCTCGCACGAGCAGAACGTCGAGTGTACGATGGTCAAGAACTACGAGGCGAACACGATCGAGTACTGGTATCAGGATCAGTTGATCGAGACGCGCGAGATGCAGCCTGAAGATCGCCAGATGGATCTCGACGAAGACGCAGCACCACAGACTGAAGTCACGAAGAAGCGTGGCAAGAAGCGCAGCGGGCTTTCTGTCGTCGATGCAACTCAGTCGCGCGATGAAGAGATCAACGACGTGATCAAGTCAGAGACTTCGCGCAAGACGAAGCGCAGCTCCGTCGATGGCGTGTACGGCGGCTCTGAAGACGCATTCCCGGAAGTGTAGCATGCAGACGATCAACAACGACTCACAGATCGGCTCGTACAAGCACGCACAGGAAGAGATCAAAGCAGTCGAGCGCAGCGCCATCGAGAAGCGCTTCGGGCCGTATCGCCGCCCGACTGAAGTGACGATCCCGAAGTTCGAGGCGATTCAGCAGAAGTGTCTTGAGCTTGCGCTGCTCATCAACGAGATGTGCCCACATTCTCAGCAGAAAGCCACCGCGCTGACGCAGCTTGAGATGTGCAAGATGTCCGCGAATGCAGCGATAGCGATCCACACGCCGAGCACGACGACATGAAGATAGCTCGTCTGACAAAGAGGTTGACGCCGATTCAGTGGGCGAAAGCTGCCGCTGAGTCGCCGGGCGGCTGGGAATACGCGCATCGTCTCGCCGTTGCGTGTTGGCAGATCACGCCGCTTGACGCGTTCTGGGTCAATGCTCTGAACTGGCTCAACAATCGAAAGCAACAATACACGCAACCTTAGGAGGTACACATGCGTGCACTACTGTCTCTCGTATTCATGTTCTTTGCGAGCACTGCGTTCGCAGGCGGCAAGCTGTCTTTGGAGCCGCGCTACAATCCGAAGACTGATCAAGTCACGTACACAGTCGGAATCGCAGTGTACGAGCAGTTCATGAGCGGCAAGCTCGCGCTCAACTCGTGGACTGGCTTCGGCGACGCTCTGACAGAAGAAACTCAAGATGTGAGCTTCTCGAAGTGGTATGTGACGAAGAACGCACTCGACTTCAATCTGAACAAGACATTCACGATCAGCCCCGGCTTTCGACTCGGCTATCGCCCGCGCGATGGACAGTTCTCGAAAGACACTGTCGTGACTGAAGCGTTCGGGAAGCTCTCGATCAAGCTATGGTAGTTCTTCCGAAGGCCCCGCGCACTGATGAGAAGTTCTTGTACGCAGATCCCCGGCGCGTCACTCTGTACGTGCTGGGCATCATCAGCGTGATCTTTCTGCTCACAGGCATGTGGCTCTTCATCTTCGCCCACCCCACTTTCGCCATCTTTGCAGTCTATGCGACTGTGATGTCGATCTATCTCAGCATCTCGTATCTGATCGGCGTTCTTGGAAGCGACTTCGACTTTCGTCGTCACGAAGCTCAAGCAGCTCGAAACTACGACGCTGACTTCGGATCAGTCGATGTCTACTTGCCAGTGTGCGGTGAGCCTTTGGAAGTTCTCGACAACACTTGGAACTACGTTCGCAACTTGCGATACAAGAATCGCAAAGTCTATGTGCTCGACGACGCCGCAGACCCGGCCGTCGAGCATCTCGCTCGGATGAAGCACGGCTTCGAGTACATCTCGCGTCCCAACCGCGGCGAGCTGAAGAAAGCCGGGAATCTGCGCTACGCATTCGCGCACACATCGGGCGACTTCTTTGTCGTCTTCGACGCCGACTTCTGTCCACATCCAGACTTCTTGAATGAGCTGCTGCCGTACATGAAGCGCGATCCGCGCGTTGCGATCGTGCAGTCGCCGCAGTTCTTCAGCGTGCTTCCAGAGCAGACGTGGGTAGAGCGCGGCGCGGGCTACATTCAAGAGTTGTTCTATCGTCTCGTTCAAGTCTCTCGTGACACGTTCGACGCCGCGATCTGCGTCGGATCGAATGCGATCTATCGGCGCAAAGCACTTGAACCGTTCGGCGGCACGGCCGAGATCGCGTACTCTGAAGACGTGCACACTGGCTTTATGGTCACTGATGCGGGCTGGAAGGTTCGCTACGTGCCCGTCTGTCTCGCTCGCGGAATGTGTCCGCATGATCTCAAGAGCTTCTTTCTTCAGCAGTATCGCTGGGCGACTGGCTCAATCACTCTGTTCTTCAACAAAGACTTCTGGACCTCGAGCCTGACGTTCATGCAGAAGATCTGCTACTTGAGCGGGATGCTCTTCTACATCTCAAGCGGCATCGGCGTGTTCATGATCTTCATCCCGTCGCTCGTGATGGTCTGGCGATTCCCTGAACTCGTCTTCTGGTACAACGTGATCTTCTCGCTTCCGAGCTTCTTGTACGGCTTCATCGTCGTGCCGCTGTGGACGACGCACAAGTTCGGAATGTACGCGCCGCGAACTCGTCAGGTTGCATACTATGCATATTTATTCGCGCTGATCGACAAGCTCAAAGGCGATCTCGTCGCGTGGCAACCGAGCGGCAACGTCGGCAAAGTGAAGCGCTTTCTGCACTTTCGAAAGTTGATGTTCTACTGGGTCTGCTTTGCGGCCGCCATGATTCTCGTCGGCGCTGGGCGACACCTTGATCGGTGGCAAGACTTCGCGCCGACAACATTCTTTACATGCTTCAACGCGTGGATACATCTCACAGTTCTGAGGGATCAGGGCGAGGCATGAAGCTGCTTGAGATCATCTCGAAAGCCACCGAGCACGGCTTCGGCGTCTGCTTTCACAGAGTGCCGAACGAGAAGATCTTGCGGCTCGACATCAGCTACACGCAGAACGGACAGCGCTACTGCGCTCAGCACATGTTCAACGACAACGTCAAGAATCTGGAAGCGTCTGTGACGAAAGAGCTTCTCTACATTCTTGAGTCGCTTCTGAAGTTCAAGATTCGACAGCTCGACAAGAGCGAGCAGAAAGGCAAGAAGACATGAATCAGTTCTGGGGCATTTTAGAGTTGATGGGTCACGTCCGTCTCGGCGGATTGATCAGCGAAGAAGAGAAGTTTGGCGTGAAGATGGGACGCATCGACGTGCCGGTAGAAGAGAGCTTCGTCACGCAGTACTTCGGCGGATCATCAGTGTATCGCCTCACGCCGTGTACAGAAGAAGTCGCGCGAGCCGTTGCGAAGCACTCTTCTGTTCAACCGATTCACTCGTACGAGATGCCGCGGCTCGAAGCGCCGACAAAGCGCGGGCTCACGACAACTACAAGCGAGCCGTGGGAAGACGAATCTGAAGACGACGGTGGCTACTTCTGATGATCAAGATCGCGCTCGACCAGTTCCCGATCGCGCCGCAGGCGAACAACATGTTCCCGACAGTGCGGATCCGCGGCAAGATGCGCCGAGTGAAGTCGGGCGAGTACAAGTCGTTCGAGAACAAGGTGATGGCGTGGGCGATGAAGCGCGAAGAGTTCTTGCGCGACGTACGTCTGAAGCTTCAGCGCTTTGTCGGCAACGAGTACTGGATCCAGACGCACATGTTCTTCTGCTTGCCGCCAGAGAAGATCTTCACTCAGGGCGCGAAAGCGAAGAACGCTCTTCAGAAGTGGGACGCGTGCAACCGAGTCAAGGCAACACACGACGCGCTCTCAAAGCTTCTTTGTATAGACGATCGACACTTCGCCGTCGGGGCCGCGGAGAAAGTCCAGATCTCAGAGCCCGATGTTGATCCGTACGCGCTCATAGTTCTTCAACCTGCTACGATGATTCAAGACAAGCACATCATCGAAGAGGTGTTGGGATGGGCAAAGTCGATAGACCGAAGTATTTTATAGCGCACGGCATGCGACATCTCGTGATGAGCATGGAAGACTTCGACGCTCACACGCCAGAACAGATCGAAGCGCTCATCGCCACGAAAGGCTTCCGCACAGAGCTTCCCGTCACAAGAGTTGACGATAGTGACAACAATGTGGTCACATTCTTGCAACGTGTTGAGGGGGCGTTCTATGGATCATCAGAAGAAGACACTTACTTTGAAAGAGCGGGAACGGATAACAATCATTGAGACACTTGAGCATTTGAACTGGCACGTCACTGAATGTGCGAAGATTCTCGGTCTCTCAAGAGCTGGGCTCTACTCGAAGCTGAAAGTGCACGGCATTCAGATTCCGCGCAGTCACTCTGAAGATCAACATGAGAGCGCAGAATGATCGTTCGCTGTCTGTACGACGAACTCGTTCCCGTTCATCGGATCCGCAAGCATCCCAAGAACCGAAACAATCACCCGAAGTCGCAAGTCGCGCAGCTCGCTGAGATCTTGAAAGATCAGGGCATCAGGCGGCCCGCACGCGTCTCGAAGCAGTCTGGATACATGACTGTCGGGCACGGGATGCTCATGGCGATCGAGCACAACGGCTGGACTTCAATCCCCGTCAACTATCAAGACTACGACTCTGAAGAACAAGAGTACGCAGACGTGCAAGCCGACAACGCGATCGGACTTCAGGCGAATCTCGACATCGCGCAGATCAAGCTCGACATCAAAGAGATGCCGCAGCTCAAGATCGCAACACTCGGCATCAAGGGTCTGAAAGCAGTCGAGGCGCACACGCGAGCACCGGTGGATGGCGAAGACGATGTACCCGATTCGGCCGCATCACGTACGCAACGCGGACAGATCTGGCAACTCGGTGATCACAGTCTCATGTGCGGAAGCTCGACGATGCTCGACGATGTCAAGAAACTGCTCAATGGCGAGAAAGCTGACATCACATTCACGTCGCCACCGTACAACGTGGGACGCACTCCAAACGGCGACGAGCAGAAGTACGAGAACGACTCAGACGATCGCTCGCAAGAAGAGTTCGTCAACTTCCTGTACGCATTCACGTCGAATGCTCTCTCAGTCTCTGACTTCGTCTTCGTGAACATTCAAAGTCTCGCCGGCAACAAGGTGGCGCTCATCGAGTGGCTGCATCAGATGCGCGGCAAGTTCGCAGACACTTTGATCTGGGACAAGCTCACAGCAGAACCGGCGATGGCGAAGAACGTGCTGAACTCTCGCTTCGAGTACGTACACATCTTCTCGCACACAGCGAAGCGCGTGATCGGCAAGAAAGAGTTCCGCGGAACACTTGAGAACGTCTTTCAGTTCAACTCACGCAAAGACAAAGAGTACGCGAATGTACACAAGGCGACATTCCCTGTCGCATTCGCTGAACACTTCGTAGACAACTTCGTGGACATCGGCGGGTCTGTGTACGAGCCTTTCGCGGGCACTGGCACGACAGCGATCGCGGCTGAGAAGCTCAAGCGCAGATGCTTCATGATGGAGATCGACCCGGGCTACTGTGACATCATCATCGCTCGATACGAGAAGTTCACAGGCAAAGAAGCACAGCTCATCTCTCAACCTTAGTACAGAAACTAGACGTGCACGGCAGCTTCAGACTGTCGTGTACGCGCAGCACGAGCTATCATTCGATCACAGAGGGGCTTGAATCATGTCAGAAGACAGCGCAGATCAGCACGAAGGCGACGACGTCACGCAGGACGGACGCAAGAAGAAGACGGGGCGGCCACCGAAGCTCGACGACATCGCAGTTCAGAAGATCTGCGAAGCTCTAAGTGTCGGATCATACATCGAAAGCGCTGCTGCATACGCGGGCGTCACGAAAGTCACATTGTACGCATGGCTCAAAGCTGGGAATCGTCAGAAGCGCGGGAAGTATCGTGAGTTTCTTAACGCAGTAGAACAAGCGATGGAGATGGGCGAGATGGCTCACGTCAACAACATCGCTGAGAAGTCGAAAGGCGACTGGAAGGCGAGCGCGTGGATGCTTGAGCGCAAGTTCCCGAAGAAGTGGGGCCGCAAAGAGATCGTGCGCACTGAAGACGAGCATACGAAAGATTCGAGCTTCAACGAAGAGTCGCTCAACGCAGTTCTTGTCAAGGAACTGGACAAGCTTGATGATGAGAGATGGGAGGATTGATCTCATGAAACGCTTCTTCATCGGCTTTCTCAGCGCTCTTGCACTCATCTCGGTCGTCGCATACGCAGGCATCAACACGGACTACATCGTTCTCGGCTTCGGCGGCGTCGATCGCGCGAAAGTGTGGGTGTCGCCCGACGGGCGTCTCGGTGCTCAGTCTTTGATCAGCGGGAACCCGTGGGGCATCGATCTTTGGCCGAACGCGTACACACAGCCGACGCAGCACTCGTACAACGAGATCACGTTTCAGCGTCGGCTCTGGACGTTCAACGGCTTTGAGCGCTTCAACATCAGTGCGATGGTCGATTCGACAGACGGCGGCGCGTATCGCTTCGGCGTCGAGCGCGGCGGCGAGGGCCAGTACAGAGACATGATCTTCTGCTTCGAGGACTACTCGCCAGGTCAAGCGAACTGCGTGATGAAGATCACTACGGGCGGTGTCTACTTGAGCGACAACGGCGGATCCAGCTGGAGAAAGCTGTGATCACCGCTGAGACGACAGCACACACAGGCATGCTCAACACTTCAGCAGACTTCGAGCCGATTCCGCTCAAAGATCTGCAGAAGCGCCACGTTCTGCGCACATACGAGCACTTCAACCGCAACAAGACACGCACGGCTCAAGCTCTCGGCGTGACGATCAAGAGCATATACATTTGGCTTCACGCATACGGGCTTGAAGACGGCACTGACTACGTGAGAGGGCAACGATGTTCATGAGACTTCTTCTTGTCGTTCTGATCTTCTTCTCGCTGGGCTTCTACGTCGGCTACTGCACGAATGAGCAGCAGATCTCTCAAGGCGAGTGATCGTGGGTCGCACGAGACGCGCACGACACACGTCCGGCTCTCGCAAGCATCAGTACTTCTCGTGCATACGCAAAGCGCAGTTCACGATGCGCGAAGCTCAGTGGCGATGTGAAGCGTACGGACAGTACAAGTATCTGTGTGGACGCTGCGGCATGTGGCATCTCACGAAGAAGGCAGTATGAAGATAGCAGTCTGGTTCTCATGCGGCGCTGCGAGCGCAGTCGCTGCGAAGAAGACAGTCGAGATCTACGGTGGACGCGCAGAGATTCGCGTGCTCAACAACCCAGTCGCTGAAGAAGACAAAGACAACATTCGCTTTCTGAAGGACGTCGAGAAGTGGATCGGCATCAAAGTCGAGAGCGTCACAGCGAGCAGATTCCCGTCGTGCTCGGCCGTTGATGTATGGCGAGCGCGAAAGTTCATGTCGGGCCCGAAAGGCGCTCCATGCACGCTTGAGCTGAAGAAAGTTGCGCGGCAAGAGTGGGAACGCGACAACAAAGTAGACTTCCATGTTCTCGGCTTCACTGCAGACGAACGCACCAGACACGTTCGATTCGTGACGGGCGAACGCGAGAACGTCTTGCCAGTGCTGATCGATGCCGGAATCACCAAAGCAGACTGCTATCGAATAGTTCAGGAAGCGGGCATAGATCTTCCGCGTGTGTATGCGCTCGGATACCCGAACGCGAACTGCATCGGATGCGTGAAAGCCTCATCGCCCACGTACTGGAATCACGTGCGCAAGCATCATCCGGCCGTGTTCGATCAAAGAGCGATACAGTCTCGTGCGCTCGGTGCCCGACTCGTGCGCGTTGACGGCAAGCGAATCTTTCTCGATGAGCTTTCGCGTCACGCAAAGGGTCGGCCGCTTGCCGGCATGGACTTCGAGTGCGGTATCTTCTGCGAAGAGAGAGAAGCGTGAGTCTTGCCGTCGCACAAGATTCTCGTCTTCGCAACTGGCGCTGGCGTCTCAATCATCTGTACAAGATCGCCGACAAGCATGGGCGACTGATCACGTTCAAAGAGAACGGCATTCAGCGCCAGATCAACAACTCGAAGAAGCGCAGAAAGCAGATTCTGAAGTTCCGACAGGGCGGCGTCACGACGAACGAGACGCTGAAGCAGCTGGACTTCGCAGCATTCTCGTCGAACAAGACGTGCGTCGTGATGGCCGACAAAGACGAGAACATGGAGAAGATCTTCTCGAAAGTGCGCTTCGCACACACGCAGATGCCCGGACGACTCAAGCCTGTGCTCGCAACGGGCGGCGGATCCAAGTACGAGCTGCGATTCCCTGAGATCAACTCGAAGATCTACTGCGCTCTCGAGGGCCGCGGCGACACGATTCACTGGTTGCACATCTCTGAAGCAGCGTTCGCAAAGCCGTCACGCTTGAAAGCGACTCTCGGCGCTGTGCCGCCGTGGGGCATCGTGACGTGGGAATCGACGCCGAACGGACTCGGGAATCACTTCTATCGGGACTGGATCACGAAGTCGCAGTACGTAGACAAGCTCTTCTTCCCTTGGTTCTTTCACGAAGAGTACGTGATGGATGGCTCTCGCATCTCATCGCTGACTGATGAAGAGAAGCTCTTCGTTGCGAAAGTGAAGGCAAAGTACGACATCAGCATCACCCGCGATCAGATCGCGTTCAGACGCGCGAAGCAGGAAGAACAGAAAGAGCTGTTCATACAAGAATACCCTGAAGACGACGCGTCGTGCTTTCTCGCCAGCGGTGGCGCGGCCATGGATCTCGAAGTGATCAAGCGTCTGCTCGACAACTTGAAGGATCCGATCGAGGACACAGGCGAGTTGAAGATCTGGAAGCCGTACGACTCGTCAAGAATCTATGCATGTGGCGCTGACACTGCTGAAGGCGTGGGCGGCGACTACTCGGTGGGCTCAATGTTCGACGCAAAGACGCGCGAACAAGTCGCTCAGATCCGCTCGAATCGCTGGCGACCGAGAGAGTTCGCTCTGCAGCTCGAACATCTGTGCAGTCTGTACACGAAGCCCGGGCGCGTGCCGCCGCTTCTCGGTGTCGAGCGAAACAATCACGGGCACGCAGTTCTTCTCGAACTCGATGAGCATCTTCACTATCCGAATCTGTACTCGTTCAAGGAAGATTCAGTCGGATGGAAGACAGATGCCGTGACGCGTCCATTGATGATCGATGGCTTCATCGACGGCGTCGAGAACGAGACTGTCGTCTTGAACTCGCGCGAGTCGCTCGGCGAGTGCTTGACGCTGATTGACAACAACGGGAAGATTGAAGCCGAAGAAGGCGAGAACGACGACTGCATCATCGCTGACGCGATCGGAATACAGATGTGTATCAAAGCAGCCGGTGATCTTTCTGTCTACGACGACTTATCTGACAAGATTCTACTGTAGAGGGGTGACAAGTGGCCGAGAAGCAGAAGCCGAATGAGAGTGAAGCGCAACCGATGAGCGCAAGCCGCTCGAACCCCGTGGCCGATCTCTTCTTTGGAACTGCAGAGCGCACTGTCAACGAGTCGCCGTATGTTCCCGCATCCATGCTCAAGCCGTACAACCCGGACGATCTCTGGCGCAAGACGGGCGACTATCGCATCTACGAAGAGATGGAGCTCGACGATCAGATTCACGTCTGTCAGATGCTCAAGCGCGATCTCGTGATCGGATCCGGCTGGACTATCGTCACTGAGGACAAGTCGTGCGACGACGAAGAGCAGATGATGAACGCCGACGGCTCAATCGACGCCGAGTACGAAGACGTCTCTGACGAGCAGGCTGCTGACGTCGAGAAAGACCCGGCCGAGAAGAAGAAGTCGTTCAACGCCGAGATGCTCATGCAGATGCAAGCACAGCAGATGCAAGAGAAGATGCTGCAGAAGCAGAAGCAGCAGGCGATCGACCAGAAGAACAAAGCTCTTGCGCTGGCGAATCAGAAGATCGCCGACGACATCTATCAGCGTCTCGAAGAGGATCCTGAAGTCTCGTTCGACGAGCAGCTTGAAGAGCTTCTGACGACTGGCTTCAACTACGGCTTCGCGCTCTCTGAGAAAGTGTTCAAGCTGCGTGACGACAAGTCGCTCACATGGAACGAGATGAAGACGCGTCACCCGGCGAGCTGGCTCATCCATACAGACAAGTACGGGCGCGTCTCGAAGTACGAGCAGCGCGGCCGCGAATCGAATCTTGCGATCGATCCGAAGTCTTTGATCCACATCGTGAACAACCGCAAGTGGCAGAACCCATACGGGCGCTCTGACTTGCGGCCGTCGTACGATGCATGGATGATGAAGCGGCATCTGTTCCGCTACTTCGGTATCTTCGCAGAGAAGTACGCATCACCGATTCCCGCGGCCAAGTACGACAAGAGCACGCCGCGCGACAAGGTGCGCGAGATCTTCGAGATCTTGAAAGGCTTCATGCAGAAGACTGCGATCGTCGTGCCGAAAGAGATCGAGATCGACTTTCTTGAGTCGAAGTCGAACGGCGAAGCGTACATCAAGGGAATAAATCTCATGAACATGTTCATCGGGCGCTCTCTCGTAGTTCCCGATCTGCTCGGCTTCAGCGGATCCGAGTCGCAGACTGGCGGCTCGCAAGCTCTCGGCCGTGAGCAGATGAACGTCTTCATGCAGCACATCAAGCGTCGTCGTCGCATGATCGAGCGCATCGTGAACAAGCACATCATTCAACCGCTCGTCGTGTGGAATCACGGCAACGTCGAGATGTTCCCGAAGTTCCAGTTCTTGCCGGTGTCCGAACAAGACGCTGAGTCGTACGCAAAGACGTTCATCGAGGCCGTGAAAGGCAAGATGTACAAACCGAACGACGAAGAGATCAATCACTTCCGCTCTCTGATCAAGTTCCCTGAAGGCAAGGTCGAGCGCGAAGAAGCTGGCACTATGGCGCTCGGTGTTCCGCAACCTGGAGGCGAAGACGATGGCGATAAGAGAGACAAGGGCGAATCTTCTAAGCCTGGCGAGAAGAAGAGCGCTGATCCAGCGGCGAATCAACCTGCTGCTCAACAAGTGGGCGGCAACCCGGGCGCTGGAGCTCCAGCTCCTGCAGCAACTCAGAAGAAGTTCTCGTCTGTCTACGAGAATGCGATCGGCAGCTACGACAAGAAAGTAGACTACGCGAAGCTCGATGCTGCTCTTGAAGATTCCCGCGCGAACCTGATGAAAGTCGCGGGCGTGCTCATCGACGACATCTTCGACGATCTGCTCGATCAGATCCAGAAGATGAAAGTCGTCGGCGCTGAGAACCCGGATCTGGCGAAGATCGGCACACTGAAAGTGCGCAAGAAGAAAGAGCTGCAGATGCTGCTCAAACGACAGCTCATGCAGTTCTACTTCGAGTCGAAAGTCGCGGCCCGCAAAGAAGTGCTGAACGACAAGGGCACGTACGCGAAGCCTTTGCCGTCTGATCGCTTCCTTGAGTTCGTTGAGAACGAGACGTTCGACTACGTGAAAGACTGGGAATACAAGGTCACACAAGGCGCGCGCATCGCGCTTCAGAACGCCGTGAAAGATGGCAAGCCGCTCAGCTCTGTCGTGAGCGCTATCGATGTCGGAATCAAAGACGAGTCACTCGTCTCGCTCGAACGCTACGCGCGTACCAAGTACACGGAAGTTCTGAATCGGGCACGCGTGGACGAGTTCACGGAATCGAAGGTCGTCCACGGCTTTCAGTTCAGTGCGATTCTTGACGATCGCACGTCGGACATCTGCTCAGGACTGCACGGCAAGACGTTCGCACTGGGCGATGAGCCGATTCCGCCGATGCACTTCAACTGCAGAAGCGTGCTCGTTCCGATCACTATCTTCGAAGAGTTCGAACCCTCAAAGAAAGTAGGAGATGAAGACATCGACAAGTTCATCGACGAGAACAAAGGCGACGGCTTCTCGAAGCGATAGGAGGGATCAGATGAACCGCGAATTCTGGACCCTGGTGATCACGATGATCGTCGGAGGTCTGACGTACTCTGTGGTATCTTTCTCGTATATGCACAACACGTTCACGACACGGACGGAAGTTGATGCGCAGAAAGAAGCTGCAGACAAGTACGAGCTGACGATCGAACGGCGACTTGAACGCATCGAAGACAAACTCGATAGAGTTCTAGGGAGGTAGCATGCACACACTCAAAGGCGTAGAGATCTTCTCGGCAGGCAAGTGGAACGGCGACGAGTACACAGTCAGTGATCTTGACCAGATTGTTGACACTTTCGAGCTGCACAAGCAGCACGTTCGCCCGTACTTGAAGCTCGGTCACGACGAGAATCAGAAAGTTCTGAAGGAGCTTCTGAAAGATGCGGGCGATGCGATGCCGGCCGCTGGCTTTGTTGAACGTATATATAGGAGAGGCGAGAAGCTTCTCGCTGACTTCGCGGATATCCCCGTGAAGATCTACGATCTGATTCAGAAGCGCTCGTATCGCAAGGTATCCAGCGAGATCTTCTGGAATGTTGAGATCAACAAGTCGAAGCATCGCTACATGCTCGGCGCTGTATCGCTGCTCGGCGCTCAACTTCCCGGTGTAGAGAATCTTGCCGATCTGCTTGCGATGTACGGACTGAAGACGAGCGCTGCAACAAAGTGCTATGCAGAGCAGAATTCTGATGTCAGGATGTACTCATTCGATCTCACAACTCAGGAGGATCAAGACATGAATCTCGAAGAACAACTCGCCGCTGAGAAAGCCAAGAACGCTGCACTCGAAGCCGAGAAGACGAAGTACGCTTCGGATCTCGAGAACGAGAAGAAGCGTGCTGAGAAAGCCGAAGCTGAGAAGGCTGAAGCTGAGAAGCGGGTGTTCGCCTCTGAGATCGAGAAGAAGCAGATCGCTCTTGAGAAAGAAGTCGATGGCTTGATCGCCGAAGGCGTGATCACCAAAGGGATGCGTCCCTACGCTCTCGCTCTGATGGGCGATGAGCCGACGAACGAGAAGAAGACGTACTCGCTGAAAGTCGGCGAGAAAGACGTCGAGCACTCGAAAGTCGAACTTGTGAAGGAGCTTGCGAAACTCTTTGCGAAGAAGTCCGAGGTTAACTTGCATGAACGTTCCGAGGACGGGAACACAGAGAGCGAGAAGCAAGGTGAAGCCACTGTCGAAGAAGTCGAGAAGTACGCCACCGAACACAAGGTGACGTTCACTGAAGCCGCTCGGGCCTTGTATCGCAAGAAGCTCGAAGGCAAGAAGACGACGACTGAGACTGAAGATTAACCCCAACCTTAAACTGGAGATGTTCACATGAACGAACCTCTAAGCTTCAAGGTGCAAACGACACTCGCGGCTCAACGCTTCGTCGCTCAGAAGAGCGGCGCTGCGAACACCGTCGAGTATCCCTCGGCAGCCAACATTCTGCCGATCGGCATCACCGTTGACACTGTGAAAGACACGAATCAAGCGATCCCCGTGAAAGGCGTCGGACAAGTAGCAAAGCTCTACTTCAACGACACTGTCACGACTGGCGGACTTGTTGCGTCTGACACTTCGGGTCGCGGTGTTCCGTTCTCGCTTGCACAGACGACCACAACTCTAACCCTCCCCTCGGCATACGGAGGCATTCTCATCGGGCCCGCTTCGGTCGCTGCGACCGGAACGATCGCTGAAGTGCTGATCATGCCGGGCTTCCAAAGGTAGGTGAGTGATGCAAACAGCATTAGTCCATGTTGATCAACTGCTCTCGGGTGTTTCGATCAAGTATCGCAACAAGAACTTCATCGCTATGGAAGTGTTCCCCGAGCTGCAGGTGAAGAAAGACAGCGACAAGTATCGCATCTACGATCGCAACTTCCGCTTGCCTGAGACGGCTCGCGCGAACAAGGGCCTGGCCAAAGAGCACAGCCTTGAAGTGACAACTGGTTCGTATGCTCTCGAAGAGCATGCTCTGGTTGACTACGTGAGCGATCGTGACAAGGCGAACTACGATGAAGCCGATCTGCGCGTCGATGTGACCGAAGAGCTGACTGACAAGATTCTGCTGCGTCTCGAGAAGAGCGTTGCGGATCTGTTCACGTCCACTCAGTGGTCGCAGAACGTGTCGTTGAGCGCCGCTCAACAATGGTCGAACGACACTGTCACGTCGAACCCGATTCCGCAGATGGACACCGCCGGTACGGTTGTGCTCGAGAACTCCGGCTACGAGCCGAACATCTCGATCGTTCCGCATCGCGCGATGGTTGCCGCCAAGAATCACAGCTCGATCATCGATCGCATCAAGTACACTTCTATCGACATCACGCCCGCGATGCTGGCTGGATTGTTCGACACCCAGAAGTTGCTTGTTCCGAAAGCAGTGATCGACACGGCCGCCGAAGGCATCTCGTCTTCGATCTCGGCTCTGTGGGGCGACAAC